TTTCAAGCTCACGCTTTGTCCTTCTGGCAAATAGTTCTTCTAGCTTTGACTCTCGCTTGACTTCGGCTAAACCGAGTCTTGATCTAGCCTCTGGTGAAAAGCCGAGCTTATTGATGTTTGACGAGATGATGCTTTCTAAATCATTGAGTTGTTTATACAAGTGCCAGTCGTAGTCGTTCTGTAAGCGTTCCATAATCTCGCGCCGTCTGTCGTATTGCTCGCAAGTCATCTGGAGTAAGTGGACATCTATCGCACCGATCCAAGGTAAGCCGTATTTATAGACATCATCCCAGAGCTGCAAGCCGTCTTGACCGAGTTCTCGGACTGGTTGGCGCTGTCCAGGCGCTATTGAGGCCAATTCGCCTTCTTTCGGCAAAATCTGATGACCAGGGTTGCCTAGTAAGCGTTTTTGCTCAATCGGCTTGGCTGGGTTTGGCATAGGGCATCCCTTCCTTTGTTTTCAAGGCTATCAGAAAACTTTTGAACCTAGGAAAAACACGCAAGTGGCGGGGCGGGGTGTCGGTGGGTTCGGCGTGTCTAGGATTTGGGCCACCCTGGGGGTATGCCCTAGGGGGTTGCCGTATTAGGTAGCGTTGCGGGCGTGTAAGGCGTGTAGCGGGCATGCCAGGATATCGCCCTAGTGTTTTGCCCCTTTATTATTTCGTGGCGCGTAGCGGTTTTTTATAGGCTACTAGGGCATTGCGGGTTAGCTTAGGGCTTAGGCGGGGCGGGGGGGGCGGGGGTATTTGATTAGGGGCGGGGCGCTACCCCCTTAGGCATTAGGGCGGGGGGCTTCGATCTTCTTATTCTTATTGGCTTGATCTTTAGCGGTTGCGGTATGGCAGGACTAACGGGGCGGGGCTAAGTCCCTTGGGCTTCTTGTTGCTTCTTGCTTCGAACTAACCGCGCGGCGGGGGGGGCGGGGGTTGCTTAGGGTAATAAAGAACCCGCCTAAGCCGTAGCCTAAGCGGGTTCTATTGTTGCGGGGTGTGTCTATGCTTCTTCTATTGTTATGCCATGTAAGCGGTTCATTGCGTCTAGGTCATTAGCCTTAACGCGGTAGCGTAACCGCCTAACTTTAGTTGCGCTTCGTTCTTCAATTGCCTTTCTTATTGATCTTCTGGCGCTTATGTGGCTTCTTTCGATTATCGCGAGAGCTTCGGGGCTATTGCCTAAGCCTGGATATTCATAAGTTACGGCGCATTGCCACACCCCGTAACCATTAGCGCTAGTAGTTAGTTTGTAATCACTCACTTTTTTATTCCCTTCTTCGATTCAACCGCGATGATCCCGCCAAATAATACGGCTAGTAATGCGGTTACCCCATAAGTTGCGCGTGTAGTTGACCGCCATACTCTCACCCATTGCGGGCCTTGTAATTGTTGCGGGGCGCTACTTGCGGGGCGCGGGGCATAGATGGCCTTGCGTTCTTCTGCCGTAAGTTTCGGAAGCGTGAAGCCTTCCGGCAGCGGTTGCGGTATGGCTAATTGCCTTGCCTTTTGTTGCGCAAGAATTAGGCGCTTGCGGTTAGGCGTTCCCATTCTTTAGTCCCTTCTACTATTGCTAAATTGGCCCATTGATAAGTTAGGCGGTCAAGATCGCTAGCGTAAAAGGCTAAATTTCTAGACTTATCAAAAGTCCATTCACAAGCCCTTCCAAAATCTAGCCTTGATACATGATCGCCAGTAAATAGTTCAACCGCGTTAGTTTGAACCCTAGACACAAATCTAAATTGCGCTAGTTCTGGCTTCACCTGGATATTGACCCATTGACCATTCATGAACCATTCCAAGGACACCATTCTTAGCGCCGCATTAGGTAGCGTCAAGTAATGTTTTAGTTCCGTTAGGTTCTTCATTACTTACCGCCTTCGGGATACTTTAGCCATCGCCAGAATGACTTAAAACTAAAGTGATCCGCATAATCGTATTTAGCCCATTCCCAAGTCCTAATTGACCAAGAACCGCTAAAACCCGTTCCAAGATTCAAGCCATAACCTAGGGGCAACTTGATTAGAACCAACCAACCGCCTTTATTGTGGCCGTAATAAATACCTGGAATTAGGCGTTTACTAAATTCTTTATTCTTCTTCATTAGTTATCCGTCCCTTCTTCTTCCGCGCAATAATCGCAAATTTGAACTAATGCCCCAAAATAATCTATGTAATGTTCTTGATCATTCGGTAGCGGTAAGAACCAACTTTTACAATTAGCGCACTTCCGGCTAATAAGTTTTGCTTCTTCGGTTTTGGTTTTCATTCTTTTATTTCCCTTCTTTTAGTTGTGTGTGTATCTTGTAAGCGCGTTCGGTTATTAGTTCATGAAGATCTTCCAAGAATTCTTGGTCATTCATTAGCGAACTAGCAACCGCCCCAAAATCTTCTTCGGGTAATGCGGCTTCGGTGTGTGTGTAAAGTTGCCAAAATACGGCGGTGTTATCTTGATACTCATTTAGTAATTGTTTTAGTTCGCTAATTGTTTGCCTATCTTCAAATTGCGGTAAGCGGTGTGTGATTAGGTCACTTATTAGTTTCCCGTTCATCCCGCTTATTCCGTCATTAGCTAATTCGGTGAATAAGCCAATTAGGTCTGCGGTTCTGTATCTTGCTTCTAGATTCACTTGTTGCCCCTTCTTCTATTTGCTTGTTTTAGGTAATCGGTTAGGTAATAATCGCGCAACCATTTAGGGAACTTGCGTTCTTTTAGATAGGCCACGCCTTCTTCGGTTAGGTCACCCTTTAGATATTGACCGCAACCATCGCAACTAGGCGGGTAATCAAATTCATGACCACACGCATAACATTCGCTAACACCATATCCGGCGGGGTTATCCGCGTAATGGTGAAGCCCGTTTTTGATATCAAGGCCATATTCACGCGCAAATTCTGCCGCGCAATTCTGGCAATTTATAAATGTCATGTCGGGTGTGTAACATTCCCAACTATTTAGGGGGCGTTTTAGTTCGGTAATCATTCTTAGAACTCTCCATTCTTTAGCGCTTCGATTCTTACAAGTTGGTGATAATAATCTTCTACTTTTTTGCCCTTCATCGTGTCCTTAAATAGTTCACGCTTCAGTGTGTAGTTACGGGCCGTATAAACATCCATCGTGTTTTTAAGATCGTAAACATGGCGCGTATCTTCATGAACTAATTGCCATTTTTTTAGCCATTCCAGGGCGGTTTGTAAGTAGTGATCTTCATAGCCGTAAGTGATTCCGACATTCATTAGCCATTTACCATTCACCTCGATACTTACGGCGTGATAGGTATTCCCGTTCTGGCGGTCATGCCACAAGCGCCCTTCTATAAATAGGCTTCTTATATTTGGTAATGGCCTAGTTCTTGCTTCATTCATTCTTCTAGTTCCCTTCTTCTAGTTTTGCGTTCTGTATAGGTTGCCAACATAAGCCCAAAATTGCGCTTCATGTTTTGCGCATTTAGGGAAATTCCCAACTTGCGCTAATCGCTTGCGGGTTATTAGGACTTGCGCCTTACATTCCCAACATTCAACTTTTAGCCTTTTTTTATTCACTTGTTTATTTCCCTTCTTTTATTTTTTGTTTTGCCCAAATTGCGAACTCTGCTGCGACTTGTTTTGGGTTTTGGGTTTCGGTGAACCCTTCTAATGAATAGCCCAAGTTATTCCAACTTGTGCCTTCGGTCATGAAATCTTCACCTAAATAGATAACAAGATCATTACTTAGGGTTATGACCCAATAGTCATATTCGGTGTTAACCGCCTTGACTTGTTTTAGTTCTAGCAAGGCATTAGTTAGCGCTTGCGGGTTTTGTTTGTAGTTCACTTGCTTAGTTCCCTTCTTGTTTATTTGGTTAGAAGATTCACGCCTTCAATAATTACGGGGGTGATCATTAGGGCAAAATAAACGCCCAAGATAATAGTTAGCCTTAGAAGCAATTTATTTAGTCTGGCAAAATAGGCGTTCATTCTTTTAGGCCTTCTACCCATTCCGCAAAATCGCGGGCAATATCTTTAGCTTCGGTAGCTAGTGTGTCACCCATAAGATCACACTCGATATCATTCCAACCCCAAGGGCCGTTAATATCACCTAAGTCAAACATTCGATTATCTTTTAGGATGATTACCCAGTGGCCCGGAAATTCATAAGCAACCGCCCTAACAATAGGTAGCTTCTTTAGTTCTTCGGTTAGTTCTGTAGTTTCATGTAAGTTATTCATTCTTTTAGTTCCCTTCTTTTTTGTTAAGTTTTACTACTTTGTGATTAAGAATTTCCCATTCTTTGCGGGTTAGATATTCGTTGAAGCCAAAGCCCTTAGCTATTGCCTTAACATCCTTTAGCCAAACCCTAATAATTGCGCCCTTACATTCTTTACATTCGCAAACAAAGCGCCAAGTGTCTAGGTTGGTTGCTTCTTGTGTGTAACTAACTATTGATTCTTTAGTTAATGCGTTCATTCTTAGTTCCCTTCTTTTTTGTTATCAAGTGTTATTCCAATAAATAAAGTAACCAAGAATAACCCCGCCCAAAATAGCGGTATGGCTACAAGCGGAACGCTAAAAGTTCCAACTAATGGCAATGTGATATCGATCAACATATTTAGCATTTATTGCCCCTTCTTCTTATGCTTCTTATGGCTATTTGCCATACCTAGAATTTAGCAAATTTCGGGCAATTTTGGCAAATTTTAGACAAATTCGCTTCTAGGCGTGTTTAGGGGTGTTTAGGGGTTTTAGGGCGGGGCTACTTATTAGCGGGGTGTGGCAGGACTTAGGGCCAATATCCAGGCGCGGGGTTTTCGGGTATTTATAGGGCAAATTCAAGGCCCTAAGCGGGTTCTAGCGGTTCTTGCTTGTTTTAGGTTTCCGCCGCAAATACGCCTAATTGTGATCTTCGGGGCTTCGGGGGCGGGCTTAGGTGTTTACCTATTTATAGAAGATCGTGGCGCGGGGCGGGTGTGATCTTGTGGCCCTAAGGCTTCGGGGCTTAGGGCCAGACTTAGGCACAAGTTCGCAATAAGAAGGGCGCTAAGGCTTCGGGGGCTTCGGTGTCTAGGGGTGTGGCCTAGTGTCTGGCTAAGCGGTTGC